TGTGGAAAACAGGCCGGCCGGCCGGTCAACAATCAGGAGACACCATGACAACCGACAATCCCGCCATGTGGGTACACATTAACGACGTCAAGCCATGGGAACAAAACCCACGCCACAACGACGAAGCCGTTGATCATGTCGCAAAGTCGATCGAGCGTTTCGGCTGGGGCGCCCCGATCATTGCCCGGCGCACCGACGGGGTGATCATCGCAGGCCACACCCGCCACAAAGCCGCGCAACAGCTGGGCATGGACAAAGTGTTGGTCCGATACATGGATCTCGACCCTGCACAGGCTGCGGCGCTGGCGCTGGCCGACAACAAACTAAACGAGATCGCCACGTGGGACGATCAAGGTGTGGCCGATATCCTCCAGAGCCTGGCCGATCAGTCCTTCGATCTGGATGGCCTGGGGTGGTCACAGGATGAGCTGGACGCGATCCTAACCGCTGACCCGTTCGACATGGAAGGCGCCACGGCCGACGATGACACCGCCGACAGATCCACCGACGACCAGATCCCAGAAGATGTGCCTACCATCACCCAGGCAGGCGACACGGTGACGATCGGCCGCCATGACCTCCACTGCGTAGACTGTCTACAGATGCTTCGAAGCCTGCCCGCCGACAGCGTCGACAGCATAGTGACCGATCCACCATACGGGATCGGGTTCATGGGCAAGGGCTGGGATTCCAGCGTACCCGGTGCAGAATTTGCCGCCGAATGTCTTCGGGTGCTGAAGCCCGGCGGGCACATGGTCGCCTTCGCAGCCACACGCACCGTACACCGCCTGACGGTGAATCTCGAAGATGCCGGGTTTGAAGTACGCGACATGATCGCGTGGTTGCAATGGCAGGGATTCCCCAAAAGCCACAACGTGTGCATCCAGATCGACAAGCATCTGGGCGCCATGGGGCACCGTGGCGTAGCTGTCAACAACATGGTCGGACAGTCATACGCAGCACCGCAGGCCATGCCAGAACACACCGGGATCACGCCAGAGGCCAAGCGGTGGGCGGGCTGGGGTACAGCCCTAAAGCCTGCACAGGAGCCGGCGATCCTGGTACGCAAGCCCTTACAAGGGACGATCGCCGAAAACGTTCTGACGCATGGAACGGGCGGCCTAAACATCGACGCGGCGCGGATCCCCTATGGTGATCCAGCATGGCCGCAGGCTGACAAATCAATACCAGACTTCACAAAGGTCATACGCCAAAGTCAAGCGGCATCCATTGACTTTGGTGGAGCAAAGCCCGGTGATGTTGTGCAGCAACACAAAGAGGGAGGCCGATGGCCGGGCAACATATACCACTGCGTCAAGCCCAGCCGCGCAGAACGGGAAGAGGGCTGCGACGACTTGCCAGCGGTCACAGGCGCCCAGGCTGTCGAGCGCAAAGAGGGATCGGCGGGTCTCAACAACCCCAGGACAGGCGCTGGCCGAACCGCTTCAGAGGTCAAGAACAACCATCCCACGGTCAAGCCGATCGGTCTCATGCGTTGGCTGGTGCGACTGGTCACACCACCCGGAGGGCTGGTGGTGGAACCTTTCGGCGGCAGTGGGACAACCCTGATCGCTGCACAGCGTGAGGGCATGGCCTGCATCGCCAGTGAACGCGATCCTCACTACTGCGACATCATCCGGGCGCGGCTGTCGGCCGTGGTGGATGGTGAGTGATGGGGCGCCCACCAATCGAGATCACCCCGGAAATGGTGCGCATGGCACGTGAGGCCATGCGGCTGGGCATGACCAACGAGCTGGCCTGTCAATACATCGGGATCAGCCAGCGCACATATTACAGGATCCTCGCCAGAGGTCAGAACGAACGCGGGACAGTCTATGCGGCCTTCTGGCAGGCCATTTCGCAGGGGCGCTCACAGTGTGCCGCTGCCCAGCTCGCACGCATCCAACAGGCCGCACAGGAGGACTGGAGGGCGGCTGCGTGGGTGATGGAGCGGCGATTCGGCTACCACCGACAGCTCGACATACGTGGGGAGATCGCCCAGACCGAGTCGAGCCGGCTGGGTGACGGTCAGGATCTCGATCGACTGCTGGAGCGTATCGACCACACCAGCCAGATCCGGGAGCAGCTGATCGCCACGGTCTACCACGAAGACGACACCGAAGACGACGACAGCCAGACAGATGACGAGTAAACCGGCCGGCCGGCCAGTCCACCCGCCACAGGATCCCAATGAGGCGCGGTGGATGCTGTCGGAGCACATCCAAGACCTGGGAGACCTGGAGGCCATCGCCGACGCCTACCCGCTGGCCTTTGGGCGTCTGTGGCGTCCACATTGCACCCGGTGGCATGGCGACACAGGCCGCCCACGGGGCTGCGGCCATGAAATGCACCCAGTACCCGGCGTGCGCGGATCCTACGTGTGCCACACGGCTGGGTGTGACATGGAAGGCCAGCCAGAAGCACGCACCAGCCAGCGCGACACCATGGCCGAACTACTCCATACGCGGCATCTGGTGGCGTACATGATCGGCGGCGCCAACCGGGCGGGCAAGTCGGAATCGGCCATACAGTTGGCCGTGGCGCTGGCCGCAGGGTCTGGGGAATGGTGGGTGCGTCGGTGGTGCAGGCTGAACGGGATCGACCCGTCGGCCATCCCTGTTGGGCCGGCCACCCATGATCGAGCGGTCGTGGTGTCTGCGCTGACCTTCAACGATAGCCTTGAATACCACCGCCCAAAGCTTGATCGGTGGCTTCCAGCGGGCACCAAGCGGCGCAAATGGAAAGCCGTCGACCAGGCCGAGTGCATCATGCCCAACGGGGGCCGGATCGTCTGCAAGGCGGCTGCACAGGGTCGCGAGAAATTCCAGGGCAACGCCCCACGAGCGGCCATCCTTGACGAAGAGCACCCCGAAGACGTGTACGAAGAGATCAGCCGTGGGCTGGCCGAAACCGACGGGGTGGCGGTGCTGTCCATGACACCGCTGAAGGGCTTGACATGGGCTTTTGATCGCTTCGTGCACAACCCACCGCCCGGCCATCTGTACAGCCGGATCACAGGTCTGGACAACCCGCACGTGCGCAGCCGATCCCTGCTGGCACGCTTCAGCCACCTGGAGCCGCACAAGCGCGACGCCCGGTTGTATGGCAAATTTGCCCGCGCCCGTGGCCTGATCTACCCGTCGCTCGATCGCGCCATCCATGTGGTGGAGCCGCGCACCCTGCCGACGGAGTGGCGCCGGTTCCGGGCGATTGACTTCGGATACAATTTCGCATGTGTGTGGGGTGCGCTCGATCCCGACCTTGACCAGCTGCACATTTACTGCGAGCTGCTGACGCAAGACGTCAAGCTGTCGGCCAACGCCCGCCAGATAATTGCCCTGTCTGGTCAAGATCGGTTTGCATGGACGGTGGCCGACCCAGCAGACAAAGACGGGCGGATCACGCTGGCAAGGGATCACGACCTCCACACCAGCCCAGCACGCAAAGGGGTGGAGCCGGGGATCGACGCGGTGGCCGAACGGCTGGCGCTGTGTGAGCAAGGCCATCCCCGGCTGGTCTTCCATGCCAACTGCGTGGAGCTGCTTAGAGAGTTGAACCTATACAGACGCAAGCCCGACGGGACGATCCACAAAGAGGCCGACCACCTGTCGGATTGTCTGCGCTACATGGTGTACTGGATGAAGACCGAACCGAAGTGGGTGTGACCGGCCGGCCGGCCTGTCGACCCTTCAAATTGCTACAGGGATCCCGGTCGTGTATGTTAGGTCTTGACCTTGCAACCCGGCGACGGTACACGGGCAACAATGGCCAAAGACAAGCGCACTATTTCCCAACGGATCGAAGATGGCTGGCGGTGGATTATCCGTCAGCTGACCATCGTCGAGCAGCCCACCCAGATCACCTATGGGGGCGCATGGGAGCGCGAAACACCGCAGCCACCGCCGTACCCTGTCGTCAACAGCATGGCCGCTTTTGGGCAGTTTCCATGGGTTTACGCGGCGGTCGAAGCGGTCGCTAACGACATTTCGGGCCTGCCCTTGACGGTGCAGCGCAAAGTGGGCGCCCGGTCGCGCACGGTGGCCGATCACCCTATGATCCGACTCATGCGCCGGCCATCGCACCGCACAGGCCCCACCCTGTGGCGCCGTCAAATGATGGTCGATCTGCTGCTGGCCGGCAATTTTTACGGGCTGGTTTTGGGGTCGGGGTCGTCGGTTGCTTCTGTGGTACGGCTCCACCCTGAGCATGTCCAGATCATCCCCAGCGCCGACGGCGGGGTGCTGGCCTACCGCTTCGATCAGGATGGCACATACACCGACTATAGCCCCGACGATGTGATCCACATCAAACAGACGACGTGGCGCGACGGTGTGGCCGGGTTGTATGGTCAGGGTGCGATCGAGGTGCTCCAGACGGAGCTGGGCGGCGAGTACGCGGCCAGCCAACGCTGGCGCACTGAGGCCGGGCGTGGCCAGCCTTCCATGACGATCAGCCCCAAAGGCGACATGCCGATCCCAGGCGACGTTATGGCAAAGCTGGTGCAGGCCGTACAACGCAACATCGAATCCACCGGCGTGGTGCCGATCAACGGCCCCGTTGACGTCAACCTGCTGCCCTTCAATGCGCGAGACATGGAATTCACCAGCGCCCGCGACTGGACACGATCCAGCGTGCTGGCGGTGATCGGCGTGGCTTACGTGCGGCTCTTCCTGCCGTCGGCCAACTTTGCGACCGCCAAAGAGCAGAATCGGATCTACTGGCAAAACCTGCTGGGGTTGATCGCCCTGATCGAAGATGGCCTAACCCGGATCGCGCAGCGCATGGGCACCATGTCCGATCGCGTGGTGCATGACACCAGCGGCGTGGATGCGCTCCAGGAAAGCAGATCCGACCGCATGCAGCGGGCGGCCATGCTGGTGGAGAAATTCGGCCTGACCCCGATCGATGCGCTCCAGGTCGAGGGCTTCACCGAAATCGACCCCAGCATGATCCAAGAGCCGGCCGGCCAGCCGGTCAGCCCGCCAGAGGTTACCCAGCAGGCCGCCAGCCCGCCGATTCTCCGTATCGTGCACAGCACCGACACCGACACCCAGCCAGAGGCCAAAGCCCGCCCAGCGGTGCGCTACAGGACGGGCAGGGACGAAAAGGTGTGCGAGATATGCGCCCCGTTGGATGGCAGGGTGTTCGCGATTCGTTCCGACGGGTCACACGCCGGTCCCGAGCTGCCACGGCATGAGAATTGCCGCTGCTACTACGAAGGCGCCACCACCCGCGCAGCCGACGAAGACGGCGACATGGTGACGAAGCCGACCCCGGCCAGATACGAAGGGATCGACTTCACACCCACGGCGGGCATGGTCGAAGAGGCCAGGCGGGCAGTCCAGTGGATCGAAGAGGGCAAGGCCGGCGACGGCATGACCCAGGGCACGAAGCTGTGGGCGCGGCGGGTCGCAGACGGCGGGGATATCACATTTGAAAAGGCGCGGGCGATGCGTGCGTGGTTCGCCCGCCACGAAGGCGACAAAGACGGCGAGGGCTTCGACCCTGGGGAGCCTGGCTATCCAAGCCCCGGCCGCGTGGCGTGGGCTGCGTGGTTTGGAGACCCCGGCCAGACATGGGCGGAAAAGGTGGGGCGCCAGATGGACGCGGCCGACGCAGGGGAGCGCATGGCCGTGGGCATGGCCGCAAAGGATGGGGGAGACATGACACACCGACTGGGGATCGTCCTTAAGCGCATGGCGCCAGAGGATGGGCAGACCGACGACATGATCCAGAGCCGATTCAAATTTGTGGCATCGACCGCAGACGTGGATCGCATGGGCGACATAGTCGAACAGAGCTGGAAGCTGGACGCGTTCAAATCCAACCCTGTGATCCTGTGGAACCACGACAGCGGCAGACCGCCGATCGCCCGTGCGCTGGCGGTGGATGTTGTCGATGGGCAGCTGGTCATCGACATGGAATTTGACATGCAGGATCCCTTTGCTGCCGAAGTTGCGGGCAAGCTACAGCGGGGTTTTTTGAACGCCGGATCGGTCGGGTTTTTCCCCGGTCAGGTGCAATACCGGGCGGATCTGCCCAAAAACGATCCCAGATACGCCGAAAACAGCATGGGGATCGTGGCCAGCCAGAACGAACTGGTCGAGTTTTCGATCACCCCGATCCCCGCGAATTCCATGGCGCTGCTGGCGGCATCTGCTGACCAGCCCAACGATCAGCAGATCCGCGACATGCTGGCCAACCCGGCCACACGGCGCCGGATCCATGCCATGATCGGCGACAAAGACGACAAATCAACGACCACGGCGGATTCCCTGTCGTGGCTCAGAGATCAACCCACGGCGGCCGATGGCTTGCCCTTCCTCGAGGAGTCGAAATAATGTTCGACAGTCAAAACAAGGGCCTGACCGTGCCCGACCAGATCACCGAAACGTCCCTGCGTGAGCACCTCAAAGAGGCCGCCGCAGTCCTTACCCGTACCGCTGGCGACAACGCAGCCACCACCAAGGCCGTCGAAGACCTGTCCGGAAAGCTGCAAGGTTTGATGGAGTCCCAGGCACGCCCGGCCATGCGCTCCGTCGAGGGCGCCAGCGATCGCGAGCTGGTGCATCGGTACTGTGACGAGACCGGCCGTATCCATCTGAAGAGCAACACCCGCCGGTTGAAGTTCGGCGGCCGTACCGCTGAAATCCACCAGCCCGGCCTGTTGGATGACAAAACCGTGATGACCGAATGGCAGCAAGACCTACAGAAAGCGGTCGAACGCCGCAGTCTGGTCCGTCTGGTCGCTAAAAACAATTCCACACCGCGCACCGATGCAGAGATCCTCCAGATCCTCCACCGCGCACCCAGCGGCATTCGTGGCCAGATCGAGAAGGCGATCACCGACAGCGCCGGATCTGGTGCAGAGTGGATCCCCGATGGCACCTTCCCCAGCATCTACGAAGAATTCCAGGTGCCCAACGCTGTCGCAGCCCTCTTCGGTACGATCGACATGCCCAACGCGACCATGCTCCAACCCAGCCTGACCACCGGCGTTCGGCCTTACAAGCGCAGCGCGATCGCCAGCGACGATCCCAACAACTACACCGGATCGACCCCGGTTAGCTCCGAGACCACGATCAGCGTGGCCAACTGGGCCGTCCGTGTTGTTTACGATGAAATGGACGCCGAAGACGCCGTGGTGGCCATGGAACCCCTGGTGCGCCGGCTGGTCGTGGATGCCCTTAATGATGGCTACGAAGACGCCATGATCAACGGCGACACCAACGTTACGCACCAGGACGATATCGCCAACTGGAACATCCGCAGCCGCTGGGGCGCTTCTGGCCTGGGTGGATCTGCTGACCACCGCCGGATCTTTCTGGGTCTGCGTGCTTTGGCCGCCGACCGTTCCCAGACCATCGACATGGGATCTTCCCAGACCGTCACCGGGATCATGACTGACCTTGTCGGCGGCATGGGTGAGCGTGCCGCCAGCCAGCTGGCGATCATCGTCAGCCCCGAAGTCTTTTACCAGAAGCTTCTGGCCGACACCAACGTTCTGACCCTCGACAAGCTGGGCACCGGCGCCACCCTCCTGTCCGGCCAGCTGGCCAGCGTGTTCGGGCACCCGATCATCGTTAGCCGCTACCTGTCCGCAGACATGAACGCTTCTGGCCTTTACGACAACGTGACCACGAACCTGTCGGGCGTGTTGGCCGTCGATCGGTCTGCTTTCTACCACTACCAGCGCCGTGGTGCTTTGGTGGAGCTGGAGCGCGATATCAAGACCGGCGGTACCCACGTGGTGGCCACGCTGCGGCGGACATTCCGCACCGTCAGCGGCGCCACCGAAG